TATATCTCTCCGCCTAAAAATCCTGAAGGCCGGGGTATCTTCCATGTATTGCGCAAAAAATTAAAAAAGGCATAATATAGCAATGGGTAAATTAACCACTGCTGGCTGGACACGTTTGGACGAGATGATTGCCGCGCATGGTGAGGATGGGACATTGGCGTTGATAGCGACGCGGATGGCTGAAGGCGAGAGCATGAAGGAGATTGCTCTGAGTTGCGGAATGACGGTGACGGTGATCCGGCGGTGGCTGGAAGATAACGAGAAGCGTAGGGAAGAAGTGGCTTTGGCACGCAGGTGCTTTGCTGAGGAGTTGGTGTATGAGGGATTGAGGGAAGCGCGGGATGCGGAGATTGAGACGGTGGCATTGGGAAAGTATCGGACTGAGACGTTTATGAAGATGGCGGGGAAACTGGATCGAGTGTCGTGGGGAGAGAAGGTTGTCCCTGATGTTACGTTTGCGGTGTTGGATGGAACGGACACGGAGATGTTGATGCTGATGCGTGATGAGTTGCAGAGTAGGCGAATGCGGGTTATTGAGAGTGTTGTTGTTAAGGACGCTGCTGAAACGGAGGATGCAGATATTGAAATCCACAATGAAGTCTGAGGGTGTTGATGTTGCAGGCAGTGAAGCTGTGCTTGAATACGAGCGGCAGTTGGCTGCGATTGAAAGTGCGCTGGCGAAGAGGCGGTTGGAGACGTATCGCCCGTATCCAAAGCAGAAGGAGTTTCATGGGATATATGCGCGAGAAAGATTGCTTGCGGCCGGCAATCAGCTAGGCAAAACGATTGCTGGAAGCATGGAAATGGCGATGCACCTGACTGGGTTGTACCCGGACTGGTGGGAAGGAAGGCGGTTTAGTAAGGCCATTATTGCATGGGGTGGTTCGGTGACGGGTGTTGGAACTCGTGACACGGTGCAGCGGTTGGTGGTTGGGCGGCCTGGACAACTTGGTACAGGGTCTATTCCGTTGAAGTGCATTGTTGAGACAAAGACCGCACCTGGCGTTGCGGATGCGCTGGATCATGTGAAGGTCAAGCATGTGACGGGTGGGGTTTCGTTGTTGTATTTCAAGACGTATGAGCAGGGTCGTGAAAAGTGGCAGGGCGAGACATTGGATGTAGTGTGGTTTGACGAAGAACCACCGCAAGATATTTACATGGAAGGATTGACGCGGACGAATGCTACGGGTGGTATTGCGTTCATGACTTTTACCCCATTGTTGGGCATGTCAAATGTGGTTAGGCGGTTTCTCATGGAGAAACCAGCAAATACTGCGGTTATCACAATGACTATCGATGATGTAACGCATTTCTCGGAAGAGCAGAAAGCATCAATCATTGCGAGTTACCCTGAACATGAACGCGAGGCGCGGTTACGCGGTATCCCGACGTTGGGAAGTGGAAAGATATTCCCTGTATTGGAGTCATCTATCAAGTGTGACGCATTTGATATACCGAGGCATTTTGTGCAGCTTGGCGGCATCGACTTTGGTTGGGATCACCCAACGGCGGCGGTTTGCTTGGCATGGGATAGGGATGCCGACGTAGTCTATGTAACGAAAACCCACAGAATGAAAGAAACTACTCCGGTTATGCACGCTGCGGCATTGCGTCCGTGGGGGGAATGGTTGCCATGGGCATGGCCGCATGATGGTTTGCAGCATGACAAGGGTAGCGGAAATACCTTGATGGAAATTTACCGCAATCAGGGAATGAATATGCTGGATGAAATGGCAACATTTGAGGATGGCGGAAATGGAGTCGAGGCTGGCCTAATGATGATGCTGGACATGATGCACACCGGGCGGTTCAAGGTGTTTTCGCATCTTGAAGATTGGTTTGAAGAATTCAGGCTATACCATCGCAAGGAAGGGAAAATCGTCAAGGAATACGACGATTTAATTTGCGCGACCCGCTATGCTTATATGATGCGCCGTTATGGAACTACAGTTGGTGGTGTAAAAAATGTACCATTACGGTATAAACTACGGCGTGTAGCCTAAAGGATCGACAAATGGGAATGACAGAATCAGACTTGCTTAACTTCCTTGATTCCGAGGCATCGGCAGCATATAAATTCACTGACGGCGAGCTTGGCAGTGACCGAGATAAAGCGTTGAGCGCCTACATGCGCACACCTTACGGGAATGAGATGGAAGGGCGCAGTTCGGCTGTATCGTCGGACGTGTTCGATGCGGTAGAGGGCATGTTACCTGACTTGCTGGAGGTATTCACTGCCAGCGACAAGGCGGTTGTGTTTGAGCCGATTGGCCCGGAGGATGTCGAGATGGCAGAGCAGGTAACGGACGCCTGCAATTACGTGTTCTACAAGAAGAATAACGGGTTCCTGATACTCTACACGGCCATCAAGGATGGCTTGATGCTCAAGACGGGCGGGATCAAGTGGTATTACGAAAAGATCAAGACTCCCACGGTAAGCCGTTATGTCGGTGTTGATGAAATGCAGATTGCCCTGTTTATGCAGGAAAATAAAACGGCTGAAATTGTGCAGAAAGAGCTGGCCGACCCTACGCCGGAAGATTTGCAGCAGTCACAGATGACTGGACTGCCACCGCCACCGCGCTACACGTTAAAAATCAGGACTGTCGAAGAAGTAGGGATGGTCAAGGTTTGCGCAATACCGCCAGAGGAGTTACATGTTTCGCGGAAGCACAATTCGATTACGCTGGACAACTGCCCCTATGTTGCACACGTAACAAAAAGAACACTGTCCGAAGTTAGGCAGATGGGGTACACAGTCAGCATCGATGACATCAAGTCCGCGCAGAACGACAACCACACGTTGAGCGAATTTGCCAATGAGCGCAAAGGCGGTCGCTTCGGTTGGTGGAACGACGATAATCCTTCAGATGAAACAATGCAAATGGGATTTTTGCGGGACGAGTATGTGCTTGTCGATTACGATGGAGATGGCATTGCAGAGCGCCGCAGGATTGTCCGGCTTGGGGATGTGATTCTTGAGAATAGCGAATGTACGCATGTGCCGATTGCAGCATGGACTCCGTATATCCTCACGCATCAGTTTGCAGGTATTTCGGTTGCTGATCTGGTTGAGGACTTTCAGAGAATCCATACAGAGATCGTTCGACAGCAGTTGGATAATCTATATTTGGCAAACAACCAAGAAACAGTCGTTCAGACAGACCCACAAGGCAACCCGTTAGCGAACATTGATGACCTGCTTAATCGCAGGCCAGGTGGCGTAATCCGAGAGCGTGTTGCTGGTGCAGTACGTCCGTATCAGGTGCAGTGGCAAGGTATTCAGGCCATGCCGATGATCGAGCAGTTGAGCGTGGAGAAGGAAAACCGGACAGGCTATACAAGGTATTCGCAGGGCATGGATGCTGATTCGTTGAATAAGACGGCTCGCGGCATGACCATGATTATGAATGCCAGCGCCAAGCGGATGAAATTGATGGCGCGGATCATTGCAGAAGCGGTAGTCGCACCAATGTTCAAGGGGATATTCAAGACGCTGACTGAGTTCGGCATGGAGGACATTTCGTTCCGGTTGAATGGAAAGTTTGTATCCGTTAATCCGCAGGAGTGGCGCGACCAATACGACATGACGATCAATGTTGGCATTGGCACTGGCGACGATGTACAGAAATCGCAAATGCTAATGCAGATTGCTCAGGCGCAGGCTGCTGTAGCTCAGTCACCCTACGCGGAACGATTGCTTGACCCGAAGAAGATTTACAACGTGCAGGCTAGGCTTGCAGAGACGGCAGGGTTCAAGTATCCTGGCGAATTCTGGGTTGATCCTGAAAGCCTTCCCCCGGCGCAACCAAAGCAGGCGCTACCTGATCCAAAGATCCTGTTGGAGCAGGCCAAGTTGCAGAATGACGTGCATAAGACGCAGGCAGAGATGCAGATCGAACAGCAACAGGGCGCTATGGAACTGGAATTCAAGCGGCAGGAGGCTGAGTTGAATCGTCAGCATGAAATGGCAATGACTGAATTGAAACTGGAATCAGCGGAGCGGATTCGCGCTGCTGAGTTGTTGATTGAGCAAACCGGCGGCATGGAGCGGGCAAGTAGCAGCCAAGAACCTGATAGTGATGACTCCGATAAACAATCGTCCGCCGTTGAGATTATGCTAGAACAAATGCAGAATACAATGACCACTCTTGCAGAATCAATAGCCGCTCCAAAAATAGTTGTAAGAGATGAGGATGGGACTGTTGTTGGCATTCAGACGCTGGGTGAGGATGTATCTGTACAAAAGTCGGTAATCAGGGATAATCAAGGAAATATCGTTGGACTTCAATAATGGAAATTTCATGGGCGTACCGTTGATCTATACTATTAAAGGGAATCTTCCACTCGCAGACCTTCGTCAAGAAGTGGCGTGGGATGTTTCAGACGACAAAATCATCTTCACTGAGTCCTATTTTCTTGGTGATGAATGCGTAAAACAAAGTTCGCACGTCAAATTTTTAACTGGTGTCGCCATGTCTGGTGTCGCCTCAACTTAAGGAGAATTATTATGAGTTTGACCACATGCATGCCCTTTCGCGCAAAAGCAAATTTCCTCTCCGGCGCACACGCGGCTGGAGATACTTACAAGATGGCGTTGGTCAAGGTTGGACACGCAGGAACGTACAACAATACATTCGATGGTGTAGGAACACCTGGAACTGGTGCTCCATCTGTAACCAACCTTGGTACGGATGAAGCGTCAGGCACGGGTTATACCGCTGGCGGTTTCACAATGGCAGGTTACACCGCAGGCAACAACGGTACGACCGAGGCATGGATCGACTGGACTACTGACCCTAACTGGACGACGGCTACCATAAGCGCGGTCGGGGCAATCATCTATAACGACACTGATGCTGGAAAACCTGCTGTTGGCTTGTATGACTTCGGTGGAACGGTATCAAGTACAGCCGGGACATTTACTGTCACCCTACCCGCTGCCGCCGCTGGTACGGCTGTTGTTCGGATTGCTTAATCATGACACTCCGCGACGAAATCCTCTCCCGCCCTGATTGCGCCGATGCACTGGCGCGCAGGGACTGTGGTGAGCTGGCGGCACTGCTCTCGGTAGGCCGCACCAAGGTGATTGACTACAGCATCGGCTACGGCACGGTGCTGGAAGTTTTGGGGGCAGAAGCTGGATCGGCGTTTCTTGATGGATTGACCGCACTTGCCGCGACAAGCAGCCCGGTTAAGTGGGCACTGAAACTCCTTGATCGTGGCGAGCTGAACATCGGAGCAGAGGCAACACGTGGGCAACTGGATGCGCTGGCCGCCGGTGGTGTTATGCCGCATGCTGTAGCAGATGCGCTCAAGGGGTTGGCGATGGGGCCGGATATTGTTACCGCTGAGCAAGTCGCCGATGCCATGTTCAACGAAGATGGGAGTGCTAAATAATGGCCGTCACGAAAAACTCGCGCACCCTGCTGACCTCACAATCGCTGGCTGCTGCAACTTCGGTCAATGGCACCGAGCTTAATTTGAGCACAGCCCATGGCGCGCTAGTATGCGTTAAGTTGACCAATGGAGCGTCGGCTCCAACCACCGCTCCGACAGTGACCTTCTATGTCGGCGAATCCACTGGCACGAAGCGCAAGCTGTATCAGGTGGGCGGCGATACGGTTGCTAGCAGCGTGAACGATTACGTCTGTGAGATTCCAGCGCCGGGGATGTTTGTCAATGTGACCATTCTCAACGGTGCGACAAATGCAATTACGGTTGAGGCATACGCTCAAGAGTTGACCACGGTGTAGGGTATATCAGTGGGCATTAGATATATTCAGCCGCAGACTCCGGTCGAGATTGACTGGAGCAATCCGATAACGCGTGGGCTGGTTATTGCGTTTCATCCTGGTGGGGGATATGTCAATCTTGTCGATAAAATTCCACTCACGAAAGTAGGCGTTTCAACAACAGTACAGTCTGAACTAAGCTATTCAGGTTCGTCTGCAAGAATTTATGCTGTATCGCCGCTTCCAATAAAAACAGTATTCGCGCGTGGAAACCATTCCGCAAGTATTCAGCGGTGGGGCGGTGCATTCTCGAATACCACTAATAATGGGTTGTATTTCGATGTTGTTTCATCCAACTTTACGCTTGTTAGATATAGCGGTGTATGGAATAATGCATCATTAGGCATTGGGGTTACTAGCGGCGTTCATTCTCTTGCTTTTGCTTCCGATTCCGCAGCAAGTCATCGTTCGTATTATGATGGGGTTCTAAAGACAACTGGAACTCAAATTGTATCCGACCCAACAAAGTTATTGCTTGGTGGGTTTATGTATTGCCAAGGAGCAAGCTTCTTTGATGGAGTTTGTACTGGCGACACACTTTATTTAGCGTTCTCTGTTCCAAAATCCGCAGCTGAAATAAAGTCACTCTCCGACAACCCGTGGCAGATCTTCAAATCCCAGTCGCGCAGGATATTTGTTGCATCGGCGGGTGGTGGTGACGCAACAGCAACCATTACCGGGGTATCTGGTTCAGCGCAAGTTGGAACAGTATCCACATCAGGTAACGCCTCGGTAAGTCTACCTGGTGCATCGGGAGTGGGTAGTG